GGTAGTACAACTATGGCTTTAATGAGATTTAGACAAGGTGGTTTTTTATCTTTAAAAGAAGATTATCAAGATGAAGTAAAATTTTTATCTAAGAACAGAACAGTGTATTATTAATGAAAATATTTATAACTAGATTTATATGGGATGGTATAGGTTATGAAGGCCCAGACATTCAGGCTCAAAATGAGGATGAAGCCCAATTAATAGCAGAATCACAAGGACTTGAGCTAGAAGGAGAATTAACAGATTTAATTTCTATAAGTGACTTAACTAGACACAGAGTGCTACACTAAACATTATGGCAGTAGATAAAGCATTAGGGACAGAAGACAATCCAGATATATTAGAACACGGTTCAGCTGTTGAGGTTGTAGTAGAACCTTCTAGGCAAGAATTAATTAGTGATGCAGCACAAGTTTTAGTTAGTGAAAATGAAATACTGGTGGGTGATGAATTAGAAGAACAACCCATGCCTCAAATGGAGTTTACTTCTAATTTGGTTGAATTTATTGATGAATCCATATTAAATAAAATAGCATCAGATTTAATTAGTTCTGTAGATAGTGACAAACAATCTAGGAGTGAATGGGAAAAAACATACACAGAAGGATTGCAATATTTGGGTATGAAATTTGATGAATCTAGGTCGCAACCGTTTGAAGGTTCTTCTGGAGTTATTCATCCGATTTTGGCAGAAGCCGTTACCCAGTTTCAAGCACAGGCTTACAAAGAAATGCTCCCAGCAAAAGGTCCTGTTAAGACAGAAATTATAGGTGCTAAAACTATAGAATCTGAAAACCAAGCAGAAAGAGTACAAGAATTCATGAATTATTACATCATGAACGTAATGCAAGAGTATGATCCTGAACTTGATATGCTGTTGTTTTATTTACCTTTAGCTGGTTCTGCGTTTAAAAAAGTATATTTTGATTTTGTAACCAACAAGGCTATATCTAAATTTATACCCCCAGAAGATTTAATAGTGCCTTATGAGGCATCCGACATATCTTCTGCTGAAAGAATTACACATGCCATAAACATGTCCACTAATGAAGTAAAAAAACAACAAGTTACTGGTTTTTATGCAGATGTAGATATATCAGAGTCGGAATATTCAACAGAAACTTCTAAGGTTGAAGATGCAATAGATGAAATACAAGGCATTGAATCAAGTTATAAAGAAGACAGAAGCAGAACCATTTATGAAATACATACTGTTTTAGAAATAGAAGGTTTTGAAGACCTCGATGAAAATGGTGAATCCACAGGTCTTAAACTGCCTTACATTGTTACTATTGATGAAAATTCTGAAACAATTTTAGCCATTAGAAGAAATTATCTTGAAGAAGACCCATTAAAAAATAAAATTAATTACTTTGTACAATATAAGTTTTTACCAGGTCTTGGATTTTATGGTCTAGGTCTTTCACACATGATAGGAGGTTTGTCTAAAGCTTCTACTTCTATATTAAGACAACTTATAGACGCTGGAACATTAGCTAATCTGCCAGCTGGTTTTAAAGCCAGAGGCATGAGAATTAGAGATGAAGATGAGCCTTTACAACCTGGTGAATTTAGAGATATTGATACCACAGGGGGTAGTTTAAGAGAAAATCTTATACCTCTGCCTATAAAAGAACCTAGCAATGTCCTCATGCAACTGCTTGGATTGTTGGTTGATTCTGGAAAAAGATTTGCAGCTATTGCCGATATGAATGTTGGTGATAGTAATGCAGCAATGCCTGTAGGAACTACTATAGCTCTATTAGAAAGAGGCACTAAAGTAATGAGTGCTATTCACAAAAGATTGCATTATGCACAAAAAATGGAGTTTCAACTTTTAGCTAAAGTTTTTGCTGAGTATTTACCACCATCTTATCCTTTTGCTATGGGCACAGCTCCTAGTGAAATAAAACAACAAGATTTTGATGGGCGTATTGATGTAGTGCCAGTTTCTGATCCTAATATATTTTCACAAAGTCAAAGAATAACCTTGGCACAAGAATTATTACAGATGGTGCAATCCAATCCACAGATACATGGTGTACAAGGCATGTATGAAGCTTATAAAAGAATGTACTCAGCTCTTGGTGTAGACAACGTAGAATCTTTAATACCACCACCACCTGACACTTCCCCCAAACCAATAGATGCTGGTTTAGAAAACAGCAGTTTAATGTTGGGTCAGCCAGCTCAAGCTTTTGAAGGCCAGAATCATCAAGCACATTTAGACACACACAAAAGTTTGTTTCTTACACAGGTGGTGAAAGAAAACCCTCAAATACAATCTATAATTATCAGTCATTGTATGCAACATTTACAATTCTTATCTGCTCAAATGGCTAGTCAACAGATACCAGAAGAAGTGCAAGTGCAGTTGCAAGAAGCACAAGGTCAAATGCAACAGATGTCTCCTCAAGAAGCACAACAAATGACTCAGCAAGTGCAGATGACATTAGATCAATACAGTGCTCCAATTATGGCTCAATTAACTTCTGAGTTCTTGCAGTCCATAGGACAAGGCCAAAGTGAAGACCCCTTAGTTGAAATCAGAAAATCTGAGTTAGGTTTAAAAGATAAAGAGTTAAATTTAGATGCTGAACAGTTTGTTGCTAAACAAAACCAAAGGGCTGATGAAAAAATAAAAGATACTCAAATTCAAGAAGATAGACTAAATGTGCAAAAATCTATAGCAGATGATAAACTAAATGTGGCTATTGATAGATTAAAGCAAAATGCTGATTTAAAAATATTAGAATTAAATAGAAAAACAGGAAATTAACCATGGCAACATCATTCAAAATTAAAGCAGTTGCAGAACTGCGTAAAGCAAAAAAACTCCTTAGAGAGCAAGAAGTAGCAGAAGCTTTAAAAGCTGAAGCAAAAAAATTAGCTAAACAAAAAATAAATGCTGAAAGGCTTGCGAAAAAAATGGCTAACATTTCAAAGCAACCAACAGAAACTGTAGAAGAGACTGTAGAAGAGACTGTAGAAGAAGTTGTAGAAGAAGTTGTAGAAGAAGCGAAGCCTAAAGCAAAAGCAAAAGCAAAAGCAAAAGCTAAGAAAAAAGCCAGACCAGCTAAAGCTAAAAAATAATGGAGGAAATTGAACTACTAGATAAAGTAAAAAAAGTTATCTCAAATAGAGAATCACAAATACAAGAAACTTTAATGTCAGGCGGTTTAATAGATATGGAACATTATAAATATTTGCAAGGAGAATTATCTTCTCTATACTATGTACTAACAGAATTGAAAGAATTTTATAAAGATAAATAAATGCAAGAAATTAGAAGTACAAATGATGTAGTTGCCAATGCTTACATAGAAGAAGAAGCAAGAGTTCTTGATCCAACTCTATTAGACAAATCATTAGTAGATCGTATGCCACAACCCACAGGTTGGCGTATGTTAGTTCTTCCTTATACTGGCAAAGCCACAACCAAAGGTGGAATACATTTAGCAAAACAAACACAAGATCGTGAAGCATTGGCAACTGTAGTTGCTTATGTAGTTAAACAAGGACCAGACTGTTATAAAGATAGTAAAAGATTTGGAGACAAGTCCTGGTGTGAAGAAAAACAATGGGTTTTAATAGGGCGTTACTCTGGCTCTAGGTTTAAACTGGAGGAAGGTGCAGAGGTTCGCATTATCAATGATGATGAAGTGATAGCCACAATTCTCGACCCTGATGACATAGTGAGTTTATGATGAATGAACAAGAAAACGCACAACAAATTCAGCCTGAAGCTGATGACGTTGAAGTAGAGGTAGTAGAGCAGGACATAGTAGAAACATCTCCAGATGATGAATTGGAGAATTATACTAAATCGGTTTCTAAAAGAATAAATAAGTTAAATGAACGTAATAGACAGGCTGAACAAAAAACAGCTCAGTTAGAACAAATGTTGGCTCAAAAAAATCAAGAGACTGCATATTTTAACCAAGAAAGGTTGCAAAATAGAGCTACTTTAATGCAAAAAGAAGAAGAAACTATACAGGCCAAAGAAATGCAAGCTGATGATCTTTACAAAAAAGCAGTGGAATCTGGTGATGCTGAATTGATGTCTAAAGCAGACACTTTAAAAAGTGACATAAGCATACAAAAAGAAAAAGTCAGAATGGCTAAATCTCAATCTGAACAATCTAACTTTCAGAATCCACAGTCTGTTGCACAACAACCAGTGCAACAACCAGTGCAACAACAAGCCAGCCAACAAGCTAAAAGCTGGCATGAAAGTAACAGTTGGTATGGTGATGAAAGCAAAGAGGACAGTGTACAGGCAACCCAATATGCTTACTTTACCCACTACAATCTAATTAATGAAGGTTATGAAGCTGATTCAGATGATTATTACAATGAGCTGAATAACCGAGTTTATAAAGTTTACCCTGATTTACAGGGCAAAAATGTCGAGCAAAATGAAGATAAACCCTCTGTGCAAAGAGTTGCTTCTGCTTCCGTAGGAAGTCGTCAAAAAACACAAGGTAAAAAGAACGGTGTAACTTTTTCTAAATCAGAAGTTGAACGTCTTAGGGGATTGAAACCACATAATATGTCGGAAGATGTATGGTTAAAATCAGTTGCCAAAGAGAAACAAAAAATTTCACAAAGAGAGGCTAAATAAGATGACTAATGAAAATGAAATAGAAACAACAACCAGAAAATCTCGTGAATCCGAGTCCCACGCTAAAGAAACTCGTAGACAACCATGGCGACCAGTAAGAAAACTAGAAACACCTCAACCACCTGAAGGGTACGAATATCGTTGGATAAGAGAATCCATGATGGGACAAGAGGATAGAGCCAATGTAAGTAGAAGGATTCGTGAGGGTTGGGAGCTTGTAAAAGCAACTGACTTACCTCAAGAATTTGATTTACCTACTATGGATTCTGGTAGACATGCTGGCGTAGTTTATAACGAAGGACTACTCTTAGCGAAGATTCCTCTTGAAACCATTGCTGAACGTAATGAATATTATGCAAGCAAAAATCAACAAGCAAAAGAAGCATTGGACAATAATATGTTTAATGAATCAGCTAAAGATGGAAGGTATGTCAAGTATGACTCGCAAAGAAAGTCTAATGTTACTTTTGGGAAAAAGTAACAATCATAATTAAATAGGTAAAAATATGGCTAATAAAGATGCCCCATTTGGATTAAAACCTGTTCGTATGATGGGCGGAGCACCCTTTTCTGGAGGTCAATCCAGATACAGGATAGCTAGTGGAGCCACAACACCAATATATAATGGCGATTTAGTTACGCAATTAACAGCTGGTGTTTTGGGGAGACATGCTGCCACTGGTACTGTTCCAATTATCGGAGTGTTTAATGGAGTCAGTTATACTGATCCAACTACTAAAGAACAGATTTTTAAAAATTACTATCCTGGCAGCATTTCCGCTGCTGATATAGTAGCTAACGTGATTGATGACAGTAATGTCGTTTTTGAAGTACAAGCAGATGCAATTTTCCCTGTAGCTGACTTGTTCGGAAATTTCGATATTGTTGAAAACTCTCCTGTTGGCGACACAAACTCTGGAGGTTCTAATGTTGAGCTAGATGTAACTACTGGTGCTACAACCGCTACGTTACCGCTCAAAGCGTTAGATATTTCTCAGGACCCTGATAACTCGGATGTAGCAACCGCCAACACCAATGTTCTATGTGTGATTCAAAACCACATTAATGGACAAAAAGGTGCTGGATTAGCATAAGGTAGGTAAAAAATGGCAATATCAAGAGCTCAACTCGCTAAAGAGTTAGAACCTGGATTAAACAGTCTTTTTGGCTTGTCTTATGATGAGTACAACAATGA